TGTATGATCTATTTATAAATTGTAATGGAGATATTTTATGTTAGCAGAACCAGTCATTTCAAAACCAGAATTTGATTTTCTTGACCTAAAAACAAAGACCATCGATGGAAAACGTCACTACCTTACTCCCTCTGGTGAAAAATTCATTTCAATCACAACCTTACTCGGTCATTTCAAGAAAAAATCAATTGCAGAATGGCGAAAGAAAGTCGGAGATGTTGAAGCAGACAGAATTACTCGAGAGGCCTCTACCGGTGGAACCAAATTTCATAGTGCCGCTGAGTTATACCTCGACGGGAAAGACCATACCGAGTTCGTTCAAACAGAAGAGGAGAAAAGTCAATTTGATTGTCTGAAGACACATCTTGATAATTATTTAGATGCTACATGGTGGCAAGAAATTCCTCTCTACTCAAAACGATTAGGAGTCGCAGGTCGGGTAGATTTAATTGGTGTTCATAAAGGTAAGCCAACAATCATTGATTTCAAGACATCCCGTAAATGGAAAAAGAAAGATTGGATTCATGATTACTTTATGCAAGCGACATTCTATTCAATGGCATTTTATGAGATGACAGGATATCCCATTAAAGATCTGTGCATTCTCATTTCAGTGAATAAAGGAGAGGATCTTCAAGTTTTCGAAGAGAAGGTGGGTGATTGGATGAAGCCTCTCAAGTATAAGATTGATGAATACAAATCTCTCATGGAAGATTAATATGAAATCTTTTTCAACCGTTGCTACACAACAAAGAAAGATGACTAAGATCGATCTTCTGATCAAGAAACAAGCAGAAAAATTGATTCAAGATAATTCTTACTTTCGTGAACATCAGGATGAAAATGTTTTTATTCACTGGAAGCATGGACAACCCTATGTGCTTCCAAACAAGATGTCTGGTAAAGAAGCCAAGCAACAAGGCTTCGAGACCATGGTCAACACCGTCCGACTTTCCTCCATCCTTCAGGGCAAAGCTCATATTAGCACTTGACTTTTCCCTAACACTTTGCTAATATAAATAAAAGCAACAGTATGATTCTGTGAATCACATCGCTCATCGACGTGACACGTTCTTTCAAAATCAAAATATCTCAGAAGATTTGACACTCGTTGAGTGAATATTTTTTCATTTTTTTCTGGAGAAGTTTGATGTATGCACAATTGCCATTGGTTGAAGATACAGAAGAAGAAATTCTCAAGGTCATGTATAAATTTCCAAAAGCTTGGGAGTTTGACTTTCAAGAAAGAAGTGCAACAGAAAGAGTTATGAGAGGACTTTTTCAATCTTCATTCGATGCAAATGATAAATGTTGGCGAAATATCGCCAAACTTCAGAAAACATCTTGACTTTTTTTATTGACTCTGATATCATACGATCTTTGAAGTCAGTTATATAGGAGGTTATATGTCCAGAACTTATCGTAATCCAATCGCAGGATATAAATTTTGTCGAAATCCTAGACATAAAAGAGCCTTGGTTGCTGCATCTGATGAATATGGTATTCGCCCCGGCGCAAAACCACCAACAAATTATGATGACTTGCCACTTTCTGCTTGGGATGAAGATTTCAAACACTGCGGCAAACTTGCGTCAAAACAAGAAGCCGTTTTTGAAAACCAAAAAAGAGAAAGAACAAAAAACATTGACCAATCATTAACTGCTTGACATTGTATAACAACTTCTGATGGGGGCTTGTCCCCCATGTAAATTATGAAAATAAATTATAAGATTTTTGAAATTGAAAAAAGTGTTGCCTCTGCTTTTGTAGAGCAAACACATTATTCCCCAATCATGCCAAAATTAACAAAACATTTTTTAGGATTTTACATTGATACAATTCTGAAAGGTGTTTTGACACTTGGTTATGGAACACAACCAAAACACACAATTCAAAAATTATTTCCTACACTCGATACAAAAGATTATTTTGAGATCGGTAAAATGTGCATGTCAGAAGATATGCCAAGAAATTCCGAATCTCAAATGATTTCTCAGACAATCAAGTGGCTGAAACAAAATCTTCCCGAGAGAATTTTTCTCTATACGATGGCGGATGGAATCATGGGTAAATGTGGATATGTTTATCAAGCTTCGAATTTTTATTATGGTGGTGAGTATTTGACGCAAGTTTATCAAATGCCAAATGGCGAAAAACTTCATCCAAGGTCAGCAAAACAGTTGTTGATTGAAAACGCAAAGTATACAAATAAAGACAAATTGTTTTGGATGACAAAGGATTTCATGAAACTAAAAGGAATTCGATTTATCGAAGGACAAATGTTTCGCTACATCTATCCACTAAACAAGACCGCAAAGAATTATATGAAGAATTCTTCAACTGTTGAGTGGACGAAGAATTATCCAAAAGATTCTGATTTGAAATGGTTTGACAAAACTGTGAATCCTAAAATTCAAATTTCAAAACCAGCATTTACTTATGAAGACATGAAATACAATCCTCAATTCAGAAATGCAAATTCAACAAATATTTCAACATATTTCTAATATGCAACATTACATTTTGGCGTTCAGAGTCTTTTGTCTGCTTGCTGTTCTGATTCCTTACATATATATTTCTTTATTTTTTCAAAATCGCTTGACATTTGGAAAAAAGTTGATACGATCTGATCATTGAATGAAATTTTTTTATATGGAAAAATTATGTCAGTTCTCAATCTTGTTCTCCTACTCGCTTGCGATACACTTATCATCACCTCTTATCTAATTCTCACATGAGCAAACGAAAAGAACTTCAAAATCAACTTCAACTTTTGCAAATGGAGCGAGATGAGCTTTGTGAACAACATCAAATCGTAATGTCAATGGCTCGAAAGATTGCAGATGAAATCGAACAAGTTCAGTTTTCTCTTGACGAAATTGCATTTGAACTTGAAAAAACTGGAACAACAAAAATTTTTTCACCACAAAAAAGTTCTTGACTTTTCCTTCAGAACTGATATGATCTGATCATAGTGATTGATAACTAACTCTCAACGAGAAATATTATGACAAAAGTAGAAATACGTCAAGCCATTGAACTTGCTATGCAGACCTATGACCGACCAGTCGAAAAAATTGAAAAGGTCCTGTGCGAAAATCTATTGACAAAATATTCTGCAAACTATCGTGCAGGTTCCAGTCAAATGCGAATGGGAAAAAATGGTAATGGCAAACATGCGATGTCTGAAGCCAGACAAAAATGGACTGCTTTTTCTTAAAAAAGTTCTTGACATTTCTCTCAAACATGATATGATCTGATCATTCAATAACAGACATACACACAAGGAACCAAATGATGCCTCAAAAAGAAATTCTTCGAATGGCAATTCAAGCAACTACTGCTGAATTGTTTGTTCGACGAAGGAATGTAGGTCGCATCTCTGATGAGACCATGCAGGAAATCTGTGAAGAAGTTGAAAATCGACTTCGTGAAACTCATCTCTGGGGATTCATGGTTGATTATCCTCAAGTTCTTCCGGAACATATTCTCGAACTCTTCTTCGAAACTGATGAGAAAGATTGGCGAGAATGCCAAGCAGCCCTCCGCAGACATGAAGAATGGTGGGCAAGCAGAGATGTCGAAAGCCCAGGTGAATATTGGGATAACATAAGACACCTAAATTACTAATCAACAGGAATCAAATGTCCAACTTTGATGCTTTTTTTAAAGCCACAATGTCGCAGACAATTGACCAAATGTCGACAGAAACATCTACAAACTTGACAAAGGTTGATGTAGAAGATACAAGACCTTTTTATGGTGCGAAGGATATTACAATTGATCCTGGACCAATCTGGTCAACAACATTTGAATTTCTTCGAAAAGGCACGCCCTTTACAAAATTTATTGATATTGCTCGAGGTGTTCCAGCAGAAGAAATCAAAAGAATTACTAGAGGACTAAAAATTCCAAAAAAAAGTTCTTGACTTTTCCTTCAGAACTGATATGATCTGATCATAGTGATTGAGACACAAACACACACGGAGCACACAATGAGCAATCACACTATCACTGTCATCCCTCGCAAAGTTTGGAAAAACAACAAGACAAAGAAAACTGCATCTCTTTATGGTGCCACGCCATTTCTCAATTCAAAATCTCAGCGTGACTGGTCAGTAGTTCAAGTCGGCTACACTGTCCGCATTTGTCAAAACGGTTCTACTCGTACCGGATTAGCATCCCTACCCTACAACGCAACAAAGCAGGAAGCACTCGAAGTTGCCCTCAACTATGCTGTCTTGAATTCAGATTCAGATTGTGTGGTTGTTTGAAGGATTTTTTTAAAAAAGTTCTTGACTTTCCTGTCCAATCTGTTATGATCTGATCATGTTGAGTGAGTCAGTTGTTGACTCACCAAAAATTTCAAATCTGCCTACGGAGAATATCATGGCAAAGCGCATTTCACTTCCTGAATTTTCAGCCGGAATCGTTTCTCATTACGGTCGCAATGTTATGTCTCGTCGAGAGATTATTGATTATGCCGCAATGAATGGCGTTGGACGACCAGCCGGCTGGGATGCAGATAGTCCAAAGCGCAACCAATTTCGTTTCGATGCCGTTTCAAGTGCTCGAACAAATCGTATCAAGATTGACTACAACGAACTCGGTGTTGACAACAACACAACCGAGATCTTCGAAGACCTCGAAATGTTGACACAAGTTGTTGCAAATCGCAACATCAATTCTCTGATTGTCAACGGTTCCGCCGGTGTTGGCAAGACCCACACTGTGCTCGATACTCTGAACCGCAAAGGTTTAGTCAAAGACCGTGACTATGTTGTTCTGAAGTCCAAGACTTCACCACTCGGACTTTACATGACTCTGTTCTTGAATCATGACAAAGTGATTGTCCTTGATGACATGGATGATGCGCTCAAGAATGAAGATTGTTCTTCAATCCTCAAGGCCGCTCTTGATTCTTACGATGTTCGAGAAATTAGCTGGTCCTCCAAGAAGATGGTCAATACCGTCGGAGTTGATCGAAAGACTGCACAAAGCATCGAGCAAGAAGCCCGCCAAGCACTCTTGAATGGCGAGACTGATGTTGCTCTACCAAATCGTTTTGTCTTCCGCGGACAAGTGATTTTCATCAGCAACATGCCAGCAGAGAAGTTTGATTCTGCCGTCAAGTCACGATCTGTCTGCATTGACCTGACATTGACCGACAAGCAAATCTTCAGCCGAATGAAGAGTGTTGTTTCGAATCTGAAAAATGCAAGTGTTGCCAAGTTAGCCCTGACCGGCATCATCGATAAATACAACAAAGGGCAAGTCAATGCTCCGAACATTCGCACTGTCATCAACTATGCCAATGTTCTCTCAAGTGGCGTCAAGAATGCCGACCGCTTGAGCAAGTATTGCTAATTACTTCCGCCGTGCCTAGCACGGCACCTCAATCCCCAATAGCTCAGTTGGAAGAGCAAATGACTGTTAATCATTGGGTCGCTGGTTCGAGCCCAGCTTGGGGAGCCAAATTCATCTGAGTAAAATTATGTTTTATTATACAGTGAAAATTCAAACTACAGATAATCAAGTATTAGTTGTCAATGGCTACCAACAAAATGGTAAATTGACAAAAAAGACTGCAGAACAAATTGCCCGTGAAGAACTTAGTGACCCTAAGCATTGTTCTGCTACTGTATACAATTCAACCGGCAAGAAAATTTATTCAAGATAAGAGGAATTATGGGCTTAGATATGTACGTTCGCAAAATAAATTCTTGGGAAAAAAAGGATCTTCAGAAAATGATGATTGATGTTTTACGCACATCTTGTGAAAGAACATTGAATGTAAACAATGCAAATTCATTCAATCCAGATAATTTTGATATTGAACAATGGTTTCTTGAAAATCAGACAACAACGATTCCATATTCTGTCGGTGAAGAGATTTGTTACTGGAGAAAGCATAGTGATTTGCATGGTTGGATGCGTGATTTGTTTTATGAAAAAGGCGGAACATCAGAATATGGTTTCAATCATGATTGTGTGATTCTTACAAAAGAAGATGTTCTGCGATTGAAACTTGACATTATCGAAAAAAGGTTAGCTCCTACATCAGGCTTTTTCTTTGGCAAATCTTATGCAACAGAAGAAGATGTCGAATATCGAATGGCAGATGATATGGAAAAAATTGATTTGATGCTTCAAGCGATTGAAGATAAAGCAACAATCTACTATTCATCCTCATGGTGAAATATGGCAAAGCGTATTCGTGGTGGAAAAATTTCAGCGAAACAAAAGTTAGAAATTGAACATCGAAAATACAATAAGGAAATGAGACAAATTCATTGTCATCATCTGCAAAAAACCTTTGATGAATATGTTGAATATAAATATGGATACTCGAAAGTGGTAAAACCTAGAAAATTACCAACCGAGGAGAGACTTTATCAAAGACCCGAACAGGATGTTCCAAGTCACAACGGTAGTCTCGTTCCAGTATCAAGAGTAAAAACAAAAGAATATACTGGAGAATTGGTCACTGGAATTGCCACGATGCATAAGTCAAATCCAGTTCCAGTGATCAATCAAACACAAGCAGAAGATTTAGCTCACATGCGGAGATAAATGAACTTAGCAGAACTTACAATGGTCCGAGACCATTTAGAACATAATTTTCGAAAAAGCCTCAAAGCCGACCTCAAGTATCGTTTTCTTCCTGCTCTAGGTCAAACACTCATGATTCAAGGTTTTCGTAATGATAAAGGTGATGAAGCAGGCATTTTGATTCTTCGTTGGAATTTCGAGAAAAAAGACTTTGATTCTGAGTGGATTGATCATGAGGATAAAGATGAAATTGTTCCTGCAATTATTGAAGAGCATGTCAATAAGCATCCATTGAATCAAGATATGGTTCAAATGGCAATTCATTTTCACTTGTCAAAATTATTTCATGAAACTCCAGAACAAAAAGAACTTGAAGAATTCGAAACCGAAGAGGAATACTCTGAAAGAATTTCAGGAATTCCAAAAGGAACACTGCTATCCTAATTACAAATTTCTAAAGGAATATGAGTTATTCAAATCACAAACTAATGCCAAAATGGCTGCTACCATTTTTCAATAAAAGATTTTCAGCGATCACCGTCTCAAAAAATTTGAGTTGGTATCGAAGCCAAGAAAAACTTGAGAACGAATCAATTCGAAAACACGAGGAGTGTCATCAGGAACAAATTCGTGATTTAGGTTGGATAAAATTTATGTTCTATTACCTAGTTTATTCGATCAAATATGGATATGATAAGAATCCTTTTGAGATTGAATGCTACAAGATTGCACCGATCACAAGCTATAAGTCCAAGAAATCTACAGAAAACAGTTGACCTTTTCGATTGAATTTGATACAATGAGGTAAGCATGAATGAATATGAAGTGACCGCAACTGTTCTTGGTGAAAAGACAATTGAGAAAATCTGTGCCGCCTCTAAATCTCTTGCACGGCATTATATTCTCGAATACTTCCGTGAAGAAAAGTTTAAAGATGAAATAATGAAAGATTTTGTGACGATTCATCAAATAAAAGAAATAAAAAATGACTACGTGGTTTGATATGACATTTCTAGGTAAAAGAGATTCGTTGCGTGTGATGAGCGAACTTGACTTCGAAAAAAATCTTGATGGGTTTGCTCGTAGCCTTCGTGAGCATGGATTCTTACATGAATATTCTCATGTCGAATTATATAATGATTGGATAGCACTCCGGCGTTATACTGGTGACCAAGACCTTGAAATGGATGCAGAGACAAAAGAAATTCGAACTTCAAGCACAGTTCGAACAGGCATGTCAATCTGTGAACATTTTTTTCCAAATTTCTTTGACATCAAGAATACAAAAGGTCTTTCTTTTCGAGACTATTGGAACGACCTTGAAAATTTGAAAAAAATTCTTCGTTGGAATCGTAAGAGCCACACAACCCCCTATCTCTCGGAACTTCGAAGAGGTATCTATTTTTGTTGTGGTTTGACAAAAAATACAATGTATCGTCCACATATGTCAAAATTGATCTGCTCAAAGTTTGCAAGAAGAGTTGTTCTTGATCCTTGTTGTGGTTGGGGTGGTCGGATGTTAGGTGCATTGGCTGCAAGAAAACACTACATCGGCTTTGAACCAAATCCAGATACATTCGAGAATCTTCAAAGAATTGTCCATCATTTTCGAAATGATGGAATTGATCCAACAAAATGCACTCTCATCAACGATGGTTCTGAAAACATGAACAAATATGATTTTCGTGATGCCGATTTGATTCTCACATCACCACCTTATTTCAATCTTGAAATTTATCATGATGGTGAACAGCAGTCAGAAAACATGTTTAGTTCCTATGAAGAATGGCGAGACGCATGGCTTGTTGATGTGATTCGACAATCCATTTCTCGTTTGAATCGAAATGCAATTACCTATAGTGCTTGGAATGTTCACGATGTAGGAAAAATGAAAATGATAGCAGACGTTGAACGTATTCATAATGATATGAATTTCGTTCACCATCGAAATGTTTCGCTGAGTTCGAGCAAGAGACAGACAAATCAAGAAAATGAGAAAAAAAATGAAAAAAATTTAGACTTGACAAGAATCTTTCGTCACGAAAAACAAGAATCATATCAATCACCAATTCTAAATTTATTCGAATAAGAAATGTTCCGTGAGTGCAATTCCTTTGACCTTCTTCTCACGATACTTTTTCTTGAGTCGCTTTGCCTTTCTCATTGCCGGACTTGTTCTTTCCTGCTTTCGCATTGCAATCACAGGAGAGCTTGAGTCCGCATGAAATGAACAACGATAACATTCGAATGTAACTGTTTCGAGTGAACGATAGGAAATGATTGAGTCTATGTAAGAAAGAAAATCCTCTTTGCTCTCGCACTCTCCAACAATTGAGAGTTGATGTTTTGAGCCAGGAGGATGTTGCAGGACAAGATAACGAAGCCTTTTCTCACGAAAGAGAGAAGTATCAACACCACAAGATTGACAAACTGTTTGATTGCCAAGAAGAATTTTTCGAGTTGCTTGCCATTGTTTCGAATTCCATGGTTGATTCGAATGTTTTCCTTGATTGAGTTCAAGACAACGGTCAAAACATTCGGATAATGAAATCGAATCATTTTCGAGTTCAGAGCGCAATTGCTGCCACTCATCTAACTGATATGTCATAAGTTCACTTGAGAATTGTGATAAATATTTTTTTTTATTTAGTTCAAAAAAACTTGACATTTCTGTGAAATCTGTTATGATCTGATCATGATAAATAATAAGGAGAAACACAATGTCAAGTGAAATCTATCTGACTTCAGACACTCACTATTGTCACGAAAACATTCTGAAATTCACAGATACAAATGGAAATCTAATTCGTGGAAGCAGATTTTCATCAGTCGATGAAATGAATGAGTGTATGTTCGACAATTGGAACGAAACCATCAAGCCAGGAGATACTGTTTATCACCTTGGTGATGTAGCTTTCGGCAACTTCACAAAAGACCAAAAGTTTATTGATACGTTTCGTTCTTTGCCCGGTGACAAGGTCTTGATTGTTGGAAACCATGACACGATTCTTTGGACAGTCAAAGAAAATTTATTCGATGACATTCAGATGTGGAAGAAACTCAAAGATCAAAAGATGCTTCTGACACATGTTCCGATTCATCAATCGTGTTTGCTGAAATATCCAGATGGCAGCCAAATGATCAATGTTCATGGACATATTCATCAAAATCCAAGTCCTACAAAAAATCATCGTTGTGTTTGTGTTGAATGGACAGATTATACACCAATTCATATTGACAATGTAATTCAACTCAATAACTATAAAACAAGGATGAAAAATGTTTGATATAGTATTTGGTGGTCTTTTATTTTTAGCATTTGGTGTTGGAGCAGTTCTGATTACTCTATTCTTTGTTCTTTGGCCAATGCAAATAAAGAAACGTCACGATTACTGGTGCCATCGAGACAATTTAGCACCGGGTGATGACCATGGAAATCAGGAGCCACATGTATAAACTGATTGACCATATTACGCATCATTTACCAGAGACTATTCAAATCAATCCAAAGAGAAGAAAAATTCTTATGAATATTTTATTCTATGGATCCTTAGTGAATGCAATTATCTTTATGTTTCTCTGGCTAACATTATATTATGGTTATGACGTATTTGGACTTAAAGAATTAGTTAAAAAGACTTGACATTTGCGAATTCATCTGTTATGATCTATAAATCAATAATATGATTATGGAGTGAATGCGAATGCGAAAACAGAACGCAATCGGAATGATGGTCGGACTTGCAATCGGTGATGCAATGGGTTCAGCACTTGAATTCATGCCAATGAGAGACCGTGGCGACTTCATCACGAATTATCAGAAAAGTTCAGTATTTCCAATTGAAGCAGGACAATGGACAGATGATACAAGCATGGCACTTGCAATTGCCGATGCAATCATTGAGAATCAAGGTCAATGGAATCCAGTTACAGTAATGCAGAATTTTCTCGATTGGTATCAAACTGGTAAATATTCTGCAATTGATCATTGTTTTGATATTGGTAATACTTGTCGATCTGCTCTTGAAAACTGGATGTTAGACCCAGCGACACCTTATCAGGGTAGTACAGATCCGCAGTCATCCGGTAACGGTGCGTTGATGAGAATGGCGCCTGTGATTATATCTTCAGCAACTCTTGAAGAGGCGCAACACAAAGCAAATGAACAGACAATTTTGACACATGGTAGTGCTGAATGTATAAAATATTCTTCAGCATTTGCCGAAGAGTTATTCTATTATCGTTATGCACCAACACTACCAGTTGACTACAAGATAGCCCGTGAAAATGTAAAACCGACTGGTTATGTTCGAGAAAGTTATGAGGCTGCCTGGTGGGCAGTCAAGAATGCTAGTGATTTTGAATCAACAATCATCAAAGCAATCAACCTTGGTGGTGATGCCGACACAATCGGAGCAATAGCAGGACAAATCGCCGGTGCTTTATATGGCGCAAATAAGATTCCGAATTGGATGAAAGATGGTTTATACGAATACAAAATGATCGAAGATACAGCAATCAAACTTTTTAGTATTGCAAAAAAGAAAGAATTAGTTAAAAAGACTTGACATCTCAAAAAGAATGTGCTAATATCTTTAAATAAAATAAACGAATACACAACTCTCAAGGAGAATATTATGCAAATCAATCTACGCAAAGCCAGCGCCCTTCAGTCCGATATTCAGTCTGCAATTCGCAACATTTCAGTGGATACACGTGGCTCTTTCGACGAGCGTGAAACAGTTGCAGATGAAGTGACTGAAGCCATTAGCGAGTGGAGGACTAACCTTGAGCGTAAGACCGACCTCATCAACGTCCTTTATGGCATTCGTGAAAAGGTTGGTGTTGCAAATGCCGAGTGTGGTCTAAACACAAAGCTCACCGAGCATCGTCGAGTTTCTGAGCAAAGAGACCTGCTCGAAGACACCATCGCTGGTGTCAAAGGCCGAATGCTCACCATTGAGCAGATTGGTGAAAAAATGAAAAAGATCGAAGAGAGAAATGAAAGTTTGAAAGAAAGTCTTTATGCACGAAACCGTGATCTCGAAGTGTTCACCGACCTGATGGATAAAGATGATTTGAATGAATATCGCAGACAGATTCGTTCTCTTAAAAAACTTCAACGTTCAATCAATGAGCAGGTGCTCGAACTAAATATACGCACTACCATTGTTTTATCGGAAGCGGAAGTTCAAGTTCTCGATAATGAGGACCTGATCTGACGCCCAGTGGATTGTAGGTAAGAAACGGTCAATATCAGCAATATGCTGAAACACAACTACTGAAACCTCCAAACTGGTTGTCAATGTTTTCGGGGTAAGGTCTTGGCGGACCTTCTTTGTTTATTTGCTCCCGAAGTAAGACCATTGCTTAGATGTTAGCATTGCACATTGCTGCCCTCGGGTTATGTTATTTTGTTTCGTTGATACGCCTCATTTACAATCCACATCTCAAATAAATAGTAAAAAAAACTTAAATAACTTTGCTAAATATATTTGAGTGTTTGCGAAGTTCTTCCTGAGAGCCTTACCTAAATGGTCACATAAAGTTCCGGCTCAACTTCGAAGGACCATTGGTCGGGAAGAACTTTTCAAACACTCTTCATCAACTAAAAGGATGTAATGCTTTATTTTGTTTATGGAACATTGAAACGAGGATTTCCAAATCATCGCATTCTGCTAAAAGAAAACTTCATTGCTCATGCGACAACTGAAGGAACTTTATATGAAAATGGAATTCCTTACTTTGTTCCAGAAGAAAAATATGTTGGTCTTTTTGGTTTGAAAGATTTCAAAGAAGATGTCGATCAGGTCTTGACACAAAAAAGACCGGCACCTGCAATTGAATTTCAAAATCGTGTTTATGGTGAAGTATATGAAATTTATCATGAAGACACATGGAGTGAGCTTGACCACCTTGAAGGATATCGTGGTCATGATGTTCATGGATTATATGACCGCTTTCTATATTCTGTTCTCATCGATGGTAAATTTGAATGGGCTTGGACATACGGCCTTCGTAATGGAAAAGAAAAAATGATCGATGCAGTTCCTGTCAAGTCCGGAATCTATACAAAAATATATTGAAATCAAATATGTCAGACGAATCAACAGTTCAAACAGATCGAAGAGTCAATGATAGAAGGATTGAACAAAAAAGAAGAATGATGATGGACAGAAGAGTCAACACCGTTGCTGTGACGAATGACAGAAGAAAAACACCAAGAAGAATTTCTGAAAGAAGAACATTGGATGACCGGCGAACCGAGACTCCGAATGTTGAGGGTCCAGATTGGATGCAAGAGGTGATTGAACATGCACAAAAAAGACAAACAGAATCTCCCGCATTCACTCCTCCTGCACAAAAAATTGAAGAAGCAACATATATTGACATGAAACAAATTGCGTTGATCATTATTTCTTGTGCAATTTTGACTGTCGGTATCTTTTTTCTCATTTACATTTAATAATCAAATGATTGATCGAATTTATTTATCGATAATTTTTCTCATTGTATTAGGTGGTATTGGATACGTTGGCTATCAAAAGATTCAAGCCGCAGAAGACGAAATCAATCGTCTTCGTGAAAATTCCGCAATTCTCGAACAAACAGTTCAAGTCTCAACTGAAACAATTGATCGTCTAGAAGCAAGTGCAAAAGAAACACAAGAACAGATCGACGAATTGCAAGTTGAATTACGAAAGGCGGAAGAATATAAAGATGAACTCAATGAAAAATTGAGAGAACATAATCTAACTAAACTTTCTGCTGCAAAACCAGGATTGATTCAAAAAAGAGTAAATGATGCCACATCAGAGATTTTCAAGGAACTGGAAGAAATCACTTCTAATCCTTAGTTCAGTTTTCGTTGGTAGTTGTAGTTTTCTTTCTTCAGCAGATCCGACACCAGAACCCAAGGTTGTTGTTGAAACAAAATTCGTCGAGAAAAATGTTCCAATTCAACCTCGCCCAAAGCCATTGAAACTCAATGGCGTCAATTGGTATGTTGTCACACCAGATAATCTTGGTTCATTGATTCCGAGATTTGAAAAACAACTTGGTGAGAAATGGGTATTTTATGTAGTCGAAGTTCCAGATTATGAAAACCTTGCTTTGAATATGGCGGATATCAAACGTTATCTTGTTCAACAGCAAAAAATTATTGAATATTATGAGGAGGCACTTCAAAAAAATGATAATCAACAAAGTGAATGAGGAGGCCAGTTGTTTGAAACAATTGAAAGTTTTCAGAAAAAAATTTATGTCCTACAGGAAAAAACAAATCAAAGTCTAATCGAAACTCTAATTCAATTTTGTGATGAACGAACAATTGAATTCGAATCAATTGCACCATTTGTTTCAGGAAAACTGAAATCAGATTTGAGAGAGGAATTTGAGAAACTGCACTTCTTACCAAAATCTACGAGGAAGATTTCAAACTTCTTTGGCGGAGCCCGATGAAGTTAAAGAATGTTATCTCGCAGTCAAATTACATTTTAGTTCAAAGACATATCATTACGGTAAATTTAACGGAAAGGTCAAGAAAGATAACTTTTCCGACCTTCACTTATATACAGTGATTGCAAATGGAAAACAAAAAACTGATTTTCCAGATTTTTTTATTCCTGCACTATTTTTTAATCCAAGAGTCAATCTAACTTATTTTACAACTGAAGATTATTTTTCAGTCTGGCGCTATTGGAATGGCTATCAGAAATCTCCAAAGTATTTTTTTGAGAAAGAACTGGTAGAAATTCAAAACTTACTGAAGAAAAAGAATCTTTCAAAAGATGAATTATTTCGAATTGAAGACCAACAAATACCTTTGATTTATAAAATGCTGATTCGTAATGAGATTTTTCCACAGACTGTTCATTATTTGAATGATGTCCTTTGTTTTTCGAAAAAGATGGAAGAAAGAATCACAGAGAACATTTATTTCCCAAAACTGAACCAGCGACTAAAGAAGATTTCATATTTTATCAAATCTCAAGATCGAGAAGACCTAAAAAATATTACTAAGGAGATCTTTTTTACTTGACAAACCATTTTGAATGTGATATACTTAGGTGTTGGATTTCGTTTACAATTCTATCAAGGAGAATTTATGGATTTTAAGACAATGATGGCAAAGAGAAAAGACAGACTGTCTCGAGTTCAATCTCAACTCGAGAAAGAATCGACAAAGGGTAGTTCTTATGAGGACAATCGTTTCTGGCGTTTGGAATCAAAGGATGGTAATGGTTCTGCAATTATTCGTTTTCTTCCCGAAGCGAAGAATGACGAAATCATGTGGGCAAAGTATTATCGACATGAGTTCAAGGGAACCCAAGGTTGGTTGATTGACAACTGTCCTACCAGCATCGGAGAGAAATGTCCTATTTGTGAAGCAAACAATCAACTCTGGAATGAGGGTGGTTCTGAAAATGAAGACCTTGCTCGTTCTCGCAAGCGAAGACTGAAATACATCTCAAACATTTATGTAGTTCAGGATACTGTAAATCCAGACAACGAAGGTAAAGTGTTTTTGTTTCAATATGGTGCAAAAATCTTTGAATTTATTGACAAAAAGATCAATCCACCAGAGCCAGAATTCAAGGACATGACACCAGAAGAGCCGGTTGATGTGTTTGATTTCTTTGAAGGCTGCAACTTCCGATTAAGAATGCGAAAAAAGGCTGGCTATGTCAACTATGATATGTCAACTTTCGATGAGCCTTCTGCAATCTCAGAAGATGAGACTGAAGTCGAAGAGATTTGGAATTCACAACATTCCTTGCAGGAATTCATTGCTCCTGACTATTATAAGTCCTATGATGAATTGAAAGAAAGATTCGAAAAAATCTCAGGACAAGCGACCTCAGCACCTGAGAAGACAGAATCCAAACTGACAGTTGATGAAGATGAGGATGAAGTTGAAGAAATTCGTCCGAAATCCAATCGTGTGACAAAGCCCAGCAAACCAAAAGCAAAGCCCAGCAGTGATGATGATGAGTTGAGCTTCTTTGAAGGTCTTGCCGAAGCCTAATCCTTCTTCAAAAAAGTGGCAGAAATGCCACTTTTCCACTTGACTTTTCCTACCAGTCTGATAAGATCTTCTCGAGTAAGAAATTCTCTTACACCATTCAAAAACTAAATAATGAGAAGGTGGACTATGTTTGGTATATTCAGTATTATTGCGATGCTTCGTAATCTTTCATATATGGTTATCGGTGCGTTCATTGCTCTAGCAATCTATGCTCCTGATAAATTTGATGATTTGCGGTCTGTGCTTGAGACTGTAACAAAAAATGCTTACAGTTATGCACAGGAAAATGTTGACCTTTCCGTTCTCACAGAAAAAGTTGAAGAATCAAAATAATCAAAGGAAATATGAAAACTTTTATTGAATATTGTAAATCTGCAGATCAAATCATTGAAGCAACTCAACAATCGAATGAAGAATTGCTTGATGAGAAATTTCTTGATGACACGAAAATGAAAATCAAAAATTTTCAGGCGTCAAAAACAAAAGACATTGATTGGATTCGAAGAGAAGTTCAATCACTTGTTCGTGATATGGAAGAAACATCAAAGGTTCTTGGTCAAGCACAAAAAGATTTTAGCCAAGCAATTCGCTCAAAAGATGATTCAATTTACGAAAAGCACGGAAAGTTTGCAAAAGTCTTAGACGAATATCGAAAAAAAGAAGAAAAGCAACGTTCACTGCTCGTCACTCTAACTACAAGACAAATTGAGTTAGAAAGAAAATAAATGTATAATAAGAATTTTTCAAAAGAAATTCAGGATGAGTTTGATGAAAAATTTGAAGTAGAACTTTCAAAATCAATTCAACACTTGTTCTATGGATTTACTGATTCAAATTCTGGAATTGCTGAAGGAATTCCTTTTCTTACTCGACGTCATCACGCAAAAAGTTTAGAAAGTTGCATTGAGTTTGCCGAAACAATCACAAAAAAACAAAATGTGATTTTTGGTGGCGTCGAATTGAATGAAAGATTTGATCCAATTCTTGATGAAAATATTCCCTCTTATATTCTCCACTACTCCGTTCTTTATGATTAAGAACCCTCATAAATAGATTTGTCGCATCCTTGAATTGTTCTATATAATTTTTCTTTGGAGAATATTATGTTTCGTTTCTTTCTCGACAAGTCTTACTGGCATTGGTCCATCTTAGGCACGTTAGTTATTTTAGGTTCTGTTTCGTATTCTGTTTATCTTGATACACTAATAAATACTTGGTTTGGTGAATTTTATGATATGTTACAAAAAGCCTTGTCTACTCCAAATGCTGTATCAATTGAAGAGTTTTATGGCTCTCTTTATACTTTCTTCGAAATTGCCGCAATCTATATTGTAGTCAACGTTGTATTCAATGGATTCTTTGTGAATCATTATTGTTTTCGTTGGCGAAGGTCAATGGCAGATTATTATCAGGAAAACTGGCAAAAGGCAAGAAAAATTGAAGGTGCTTCTCAACGAGTTCAAGAGGACACACTAAAATTTGCAAGATTGACAGAAGACCTCGGTGTTGGTTTGCTCGAATCAATTTTGATGTTGTTCGCTTTTGTACCAATTCTTTATGGTCTTTCAAAAAGTGTGACTGAACTTCCTTATTTCGGTGAAGTTGACCATGGTCTTGTTTGGGTTGCTCTCACAACTGCCTTAGGTGGAACAGTTTTATTATCTTTGGTTGGTTCAAAACTTCCTGGTATTGAATATGATATTCAAAAGGAAGAAGCAAGTTATCGTAAAGAACTTGTCTATGGAGAAGATGATGAAACGAAAGCAGATAATGTAAAAATCTTTCATCTATTTCAAAATGTTCAAACAATACACTATAAATCATATCTTCATTATTTTTATTTTAATATTGCTAAGTGGAGTTATCTTCAAGGAATGGTTATAGTTCCTTATGCGGCATTAGCACCAACTATTGTTGCTGGTGGAATTACATTAGGCATTGTGTCGCAGACCGTGAGAGCCTTTGGAAAGGTAGCAGAGTCTTTACAATATATCATTCGTTCATGGCTGAAAATTGTCGAATTGATTTCAGTCTGGAAACGTCTTCGTGAATTTGAAAAACAATTCAATAGCTAATGTTTATATTATATCGGCTTTGGTTGTACCAAAAGACAAAAAATGTAGAGTATAAGCCCGGCCATTCGGTGAGAATGAATCATTTGATTCAAGAAGCGCCAGTTGGCTGGGTCAAAGAACTACAGACAAGAAAAAATATAATTATTTGGATACTCACTGGATACAAACCTTGGTTCAAGCATTTTATGTTTATAAAGGTAAAATGAAAATTGATATGCTTATTCGCCAATTTTTAGTTCATTCTTTTCTTTATTATCAACTAGATGAATCGATTATTAGTGATGAAAATTATGACCGAATTTGTGTTCAACTCAAAGAGGTTATTGTAGGTCAGGATAAATATCTCTATCAAAACCTTATTGAAAATTCATTAGGAAATGAAGGTTCTGGATTTTCAATTCCTCGTAAAAGTTACCCACCTGAAATTATTAGTACTGCATTTCATTTATTATATCAGGATAAATTTTCAGAACAAAAATCATTTGTGAATTTTATTCAATCATACGGTGATAATATAGCAGCATAGGAGACAAAT